TAGCTCAACAACAAAAAGAAAAGACCGGTAATAAACCTCCATTTGTAAAACTAACTGATGAATTTTTAGAATCAGCAGTAGACAGCACAGAAGATTTAACACCTAATGAAAGACTGCAAATATTATTTTTACTTGATAGATTTAATAAGGTTGCAGATTTTACAGTTAAGATAAATAAAATAACAAGTCTTACACAAGGTTTACCAAGCTCTATACCAGAGATGAAAGATGATATTGAAACCATCACTTCTTTGTTTGATAAAGATGCACCTATGGATGTTAGACCTATATATGGAAAGAGTAGTAAAACTTGGCAAAGTAAGTACTTGCAAATATTTGGTCAAATACATAATGATCTTTTACCTAACACTATTCTAACTATGAGTCAAGACTTCAATGATATTTTGAAGCCTACTTATAAAGAAATGAATACTGATGACAAAGGGTTTGATAACAAAACAAAAAACGGTGTTGAACAAGACTTGTTATCTTACTTAACAATAAAGTCATATCAACATCTTCTTAATAATAGTTCTGGTAATTCTTCTGTGGAGAATGCTTTGCTCTATCCAAATGTTGTAGGTGTCACAAACTTATCATTGATAAAAACAATTGAAGACCTGCAATTTAAAAGAGCCAAAGAAGGTGCAGAGCCTAATTATTTCTTAGATAATTTTATAGGTACACAGTATGCTGGGACTGATGGTAATAATACAGGATTAAATATTGTAAAGGCAGATACATGGAGAAGATTAAATAAAGCTAATAAAATTGATTTGCAAACATCATTTGCAAAACTATATGGTTCACTTGACACAAGAGCAGTAGCAGAAGATATTCTACACTACATGATGGTTAAAGATGGATTGCAACTTAAGTACGGAAGTCTTATGAGTGCAATGAGTCCTTTTATCATGAATAAATATCTTAAGAATGTTGGTGCTGTAGAGAGTGCACTTAAAGGACAAGTAGAATTTGAAAGTGTCTTTGGTATATCTAAGGAAGATGTAATGAAAGAATTTAAATATGGATACTTACAATCTAATATTGTTGGTCCATTGCTCCGCACGTATGAAGCTAGTAATTTAGATGATGGTGTTAAATTTGATCCTATTTCTACACCTAATACACTTACTATTACAACTGAAAGTTTTGATCATGTGAATGCAAAAGAATTTGTAAGAGTTAAAACAGAAATAAAAGGTATAGATACTTATAAATTGTTTAGACTGCTTGCAAAAGATGACCCTAGCGCTAAAGTTACTGAATACTCTCAGGTCTCATCAATGGGATCTAACCAGCAGTTTGGTGGTGGGTTTGTTGGAGGACCAAGATTAACTTATGACCAAGCAAGAAAAGTTGGAAGAGGGACTACACAAAATAGTTTACCTGAAGAAAGAGCAGCAGATCCAATTTTAGATACTGAACTTTCACCAGATGAATTTGCTCCACTTGTTGAGTATCCAGTTGACACTAATCAAGGTGCTATACAAGACGTTAATGAAGTACTGAACTCTGAGTCAGCAATAGTAAATCAAACTACAGACTCTGTAACAGTTAAAGCGGATGTAGATGCAGCAGAAACAAATATAGCTGACATGGCACAAATAATGGCTGAGTTGTCTAAGAACTCAGATAGTCTTATCTTTGATGAAACGGGTAATGCTATCATAGAAGATACAGATATGAGCATACCAGAAGCAACAGAGGTACAACAACAAGAGCAAGAGAAACTAGAACTTGACCTTTTTGCTTCAGAAGAAATTTCAGAAGCTTCAAGTTTAGTAGAATGGTGGGATGCAAATGTAGAAGGTAATAGTGTTGCTTTAGAAAAGCTTTCTGGAGAAAATATAAAAACACTTGACGATGCAATAGCTTTATATGGTGATTTATTTTCACAAACAGAACAAGGAGAACAAGATATAATTGAAAGACTTAAATGTCTTATATAATTAAAGAATAATCAAATGGCTAAATGTTATAATAGAAATGATCCGGGATACCAAGCATTAAAGGATGAATATGGTTCTGATATCAAAACGTCTAAAGTTATTAATGACTGGCAACGTGTTAATGATTCTGATGTGTTTCCTAGTGTTGTCCAAGCTCAGACAATGGTTAGGGATCAAAACATTGCATTTTCACTAAAGACTCAAGCTTTTGGTGAAAGTGTTCTTGACAATTTAAGAAGAGAAAGAATAGGAAGTAATTTAGCTGGTCAGTTTTTAATTAATAATTCTAATCCTAATACTCAATCATATGATGAAGCCTTTTTAGAAAGTAATCTAAAAAGATTTTACAGGTATTTAGACATTAATAATATACCAAGAGAATCCTTCTCTGTAACAAGAACACCAAAGAGTTATAGAATAGAAGCTAATAATGATATATTTTCAGCCAGAGATATACTAGAAAAATCAAGGTCTTGGGATACTAACAGATCCAGAGCTGTAGTCATGCATCTTAAGAGAATGTTTCCGCAGGTACAAGTTAAAATGTTGTCTGTTGCTCAAGCTAAAGTAATGTATGAATCATTACCAAAAACTAAAACCAATAATGTTGCATTCAATGAAGTAAATTCTTTTTATATGGATGGTGTAGCTTATCTAATAAAAGGTAGAGTTACAGATGAAATAGCTATTGAAGAAATGTTGCATCCTTTTATAGATGCAATAAAGATGGATAATGAAGAACTGTTTAATTCACTACTTGATGAAGCAGTTAATAATTTTCCTGAGTTAACCGCACAAATTGAAGATGCTTACAACAGTAGTACAAGAAATTTCAGTGATACTGAAAGAGATCTTGAAATTGTAACGCAAGCATTATCAAGACACTTCAAAAAAGAATATGAAACTACACCAACAAAAAACTTTTTAGCAAAAGTTAAAGAGGTTATTGAATGGTTTAAAGGTGTAATAGAAAACTTAAACAAATACATTACTGGAAGAGAACTTCCGGTATCAGCTATTAAGCCAGGTACAACACTTAGTGATGTAGCTAAATTACTTAATACAGAAGGTATACAGTTTAAATTAGAAAAAAGAGTGGATGGTAAACTTAGATATAGTTTATCTCCAGCTAAAGAAATACAAATTAAAGATGCATTAGAAAGAGCTAATGATACACAGAAGCCTATTATAATGCAGTTGTTTAATGTAGCACAGAGTGAGAACTCAGGTATAGTTGACTCTCTCTCAGCATCAGTAAAGGATGCAGCTGAAGGAGATTCTATTGTCACACTTAATAAAGAAGACCATACATATATAAACTCTAATGATTCTGAAAAAGTATATACATCAGTAACTACAGCAATAAAAGGAAAGCTTTCAAAAGATAAACAAATTGCCCATCAAATAAATTTAGACATTGGTAATGAAGTAGATACATTGTTAGATGGTGTTATTGCAAATCTTTCTTTTGAAGATTCATATGCTGCATTAGAAACAAATAATATATCTAAAGAGGCAGCCAAAGACACATATGATACTTTAGGTAGCATTATGGATAGTCTAAAAATGAAAGGAGCAATTGTTTTATCTCAAGTTGTTTTGTTTGATGAAGCATCTAAGATGGCAGGTACAGCAGATGTCTTTATTATAGATCAACATGGTAGAGTTAATATCATGGATCTTAAGACTACAAAGAATGAACTGAGTAAAGAGGTTCCACTTAATGATAAAAAAGGAAAACGTTTAGGAAATCAGTATAAAGAGAGATTCTATGCTTTAGAAAATGACAGTGTTTTAAAACAGCAAGGGTTATCTACTGAACTTTCTACAGAACAACAGCATAATTTACAGGTAAATGTTTATAGAAGAATGGCAGAAAACATGGGGTACGAAGTATCTTATGATGAATGGGCAGCATCTACAATACATTTTAAAGTAGGTATAGAAGGCACGGGAGTTGATCAAGTATTTGATGGTTCAATAAACTTTGATAGATGGGTTCCTCATCCAATAAGCCAGAACCTTAATTTAGTTGATGCACTTGTACCAGAAGCAATAACTTCTTATCAAAAAAGTAAGTTAGAACAAGAACAGGAAGGGTCATATAATAAAATATGGAATGGTAAAGATCAAGTAGATGAAACTAATGAAGCAGATAAAAAGGCAGCAGAAAATTATGATGAATATAATGCAGCCGCAGGTTTATTAGATACATATCAAAAAGCTCTTATTGAAAAAAGAGATATGATTCCTATGTTGAAGTCCAATATATATATGGAATCAACAAAAGAGAATGAGATTGATCAAATATCTAAAACAATAGCATATATAAATTTAGCTATGGCTGGAGGTGTGAAAGGTCAATCCACAGCTTTATCTGAAGTACTATTAGATGCATTATCACAAGTAAAAGATTTTAGAAATTACATTGATGATCCTAAAAATATAAACTCCCCAGAGTATGTTTCTTATGTATTGAACTTTGATAAGTACATGAAGACATTTGAAGGTTTGTTTATACTTAATGATTTGAAAGGATTAAACAAATCTCAAAAGAATCTAATCCTATCATTACAACAACAATTTAATTTACTTAGTGGTGCTGGTACTGACACAGGAGGAATAGTAGGTACTGCATTAAAAGACTATGTAAAAGAAATGGTTAGGTTAAAATCAAGTAATGATTTTGGAGGAAAAAATAGTTTGTTTACTGAAAAAGATCTAGAACTTTTAATGGAAAAAGCTGCAGATATAAGTGATGCAGAATATCAAACAAAGGATATGGCTACTTCTCCTGATATCTTGTTGGCAACAATGGATAAGATAAGAAAAGCACAAAATCAAAAATTACTTGATTTGGTTGCTCAAAGGGAAACAGTTATTAGAGCGGCAGGTCAAAAGCTTGCTAAACTATCACCTGAACTAAAACTTGATAAGCTTTATGATTTCATGTTGGAGTTTGATGCAGACGGTACATTTAACGGTAGATATGTAACAAAAGTAGGTGAGCAATACTGGGCTATACAAAACTCTCTTAGGAGTGAATTATATGACAATGAAGGTACACCTTATCAGTATAGACCTGTATATGATTTAGAAAAAGCAAGTGCAGAGGATATAGAATATAATAAAGATTTAGCTGCCAAGAAAAAAGCATATGGAGACTTCTATATGGCTGAGGAAAAAAGAGATGATGGATCACTGCGTCCTTCAGGGCAATATCATAAATATACACAAAAGTTTATAGATATAAGAAACCAATATGAAGTATGGAGACCAGGTGCTGAAAGTAATACTAGAGGAAGCTGGGAAAAGAAAAAGAATGTTTCAGATGGAGAGTATGCTGCTTATGTTGCAAGATACTATGAGCCAATAGAATATACTAGAGCAGTAAGAGTAAAAGGTGTAGCAACAGGACAGATTATAGAAGACCGTCAAGATATGATGGTTCCAAAAGTAGAGTTTAGAGAAATACTTCTTACTACACTTGACGGACGTAATATGGCAAATCCAAAGTATGATGCTATAATGTCTGGTACTGATGCCAAGTCTGTTGCTCAAAGAGAGTTCTATAACTTATACGTAGATATGTATGAGAAAGACTTATTAAAGAAAATTCCAATTGGTCAAGCATCAAACATGCTTGGTAGAGTACCATTAGTACAGAATAAATTAATGTCTGAAGTAAAAGACAATGGAACATTGTTTACTAAGTTGTACGCTAGTATGTCAGAGAGTAGAGCATGGAATATGTTTCAACAAACTTCTACTCAAAAAAATGTTATACTAGATAATGAAGGTTATATCATTGATCAGATGCCTATCTACTATACAGGTAGACCTAAGCTTGATACTGATATGGCTGATTTGCAAAAAGAGATTGATCTCTTGCAATCAAAGTATAAAAAGAATGAAATCCAAGATCAGAGATACAAGAAGGAAATAGCTGTATTAAATGGTAAAATGGTAAGTACCACCACTGTCATGACACAACTTATGAGATTGCCAGATATGGCATCTAGTTTACTTATGTTTAGTGCCATGGCTCAAAACTATGAAACAATGGGTGCTGTAGATGACACGCTAAAAGCTTTTGTAAAAGTAATAGAGCAGAGAACTTATACTCCAGCTCCAGGCTTGAGATTAAATTTAACAGCAAAAATAAAAGATAAGGTTGTTGAAAATCTAGGGACTAAAGCAAATACAAGCACACAAGAAAAAAATGTAGTACGTAGAGCTAAGAAGTTTATGTCTATGATTCATTATGATAATGAAAACATTACAAAAGGTACTGTAGATAAAATTGCTAATGGTTTAATTCAACTGTCATCTTTATCATATGTAGCATTTAACCCGTTTGGTAATTTTAATAACTACTTAATTGGTAGAATAAATAATAATATTGAGTCTATTGGTGGGAGATTTTATAGTCAGAAATCATTTAAAAGAGCAACTTGGGAATTTAATAAAAGAGCTATCCCAGGATTAGTTCAAAGAACGGCACATGGTGGTGCAGAAGATTTACTTGACGTAGTAACATTAGGGATTATACCAGGTTTAGCTAAAGCAGACTATAATAAAAAAATGCCTAATAGTAAGTATGAGGGATTTGTTGACATGTTTAGAATGATGGATAGTATGTCTGACATACGTGAACAAAGTAGAGCTACTGATGACGGTAAGAGTTGGTTTGACAGAGCAACTGAATGGGGTTATATAATGCAAGATGCTGCGGAATACAATTCCCAAACTAAAGTGGGTATGGCTATACTTATGGATACAATGCTTAAGAATAGTAAAACAGGAGAACAGTTATCATTTTATGATGCATTTGAATATGATGCAACAACACATGGTAATAAAATTAAAGAAGGTTTTGATACAGTAATTAGAAGGAATGGTCAAGAATCAACTTATACTGATGAGGTTAGATATGAAATCAGAAATGAGATAAGAGAAGTCAATAAACAAATTCACGGTAACTACGCTAAGGAAGATAGAATTGTATTGCAATCTCATACATTAGGCGCTTTAGCTATTCAATTTAAAAAGTGGTTAGCTCCAGCAATTAGAGCAAGATACCAGAGAGAGTACTTTGATCAAAATTTAGGATGGATGGAAGGTAGATATAGATCTGCTTTATCATTCTTAAATTTTGCAAGAAAAGAATTGGCTCAAGGTAAAATGAACTTTAGAACAATGGGTAAAGAATATCTTGATCAACAAGTTCAAGAATACACAACCGCTAAGTTTGGTGAGCAAGGTGCTAGAGACTATGGTCAAGGTGGTAACATAGATCAAAGGGCTAAGAATAGGTTGTTTGGCTTCTATAGAAGTATGGGTGATTTAGGTATTATGTTTAGTGTCATGTTTATTTCTTTACTATTTGATGATATACTATCCGGAGATGATGATGACAGTGATACTGAAAAGAGATTTAAGAATTTAACAAGGTATCAAGCAGATAGAGTTTATAAAGAGCTTGTATTATTCATGCCGTCTTTTGCAGGATTTGAGCAAGTTGAACAAATGTTTAACTCTCCAATTGCTGCATCAAGATCAGTTAGTGAAATGTCTGAGTTTTTTGAGATGTTGTTTATTGGAGGTTTCAAACATTCAATGGCAAAAGTAACTGGAAATGAAGAAGCTTTTTATGCTAATTCAAATTATGTATATCAAAGAGGTAATAGAAAAGGAGAATTAAAATTATATAAAAACTTTAAAGATGTGTTTCCAATAGTATATTCTATTCAAAAATGGGATTCTTATCTTAAGAATGCTGATTTCTATATTAAATAAAATATTGAGTTTCCCTGGTAATTCCTAGGGATTTGTTTGATATGTACACCAAAAAAGTGTATATTATTATATAGGATATAAAGACATCTGAGAATAACTATGAAAAATATATTGACGGTATTAGCAGTAATAATCCTAACGTTCTCATCTTGTGGTACATATAATATATCTACGAGCTATAAGATTAAAAGTATTTTAACTATAACAGAAAAAGGTGATACTCTTGCTGTTCCTGTTAGAGACTTTAAATTTAGAATATTGCGTCAGGAAGATCCATTTAGATACCAATATAGACAAGATTGGCAATATAGAAATTGGAGCAACTACCATATTCCTCATATTAATGTGAGAGAAACATACACTCCTCCTGTAATGCATACAAGACCGGTAACTGTACCAATAGTTAAACCTGTTAGGCCTTCAGTTAAACCTGTTAGAATTGTTACTCCAGTTGGAATATCAAAAGAAAATAAAATTAACAATGACAACTAAACTCTTATTAGTGAGCATAACAGCATTCTGCACGTACTTATGTACGTACTTTTTTGATTTATCAATGGAAAACATGGAACAGTACCTGGCGGTTTGTTCAGTATTATGGTTAGATGGCATTTTTGGAGTGTGGGCAGGCTGTAAAAGAGAGGGCTTTAAAACATATAAAGCCTTAAGAATAACCAAGAACACCTTTACATGGCTGGCAATTCTAACAGTCATCCTTATGATAGAAAAAGGTTTTGCAGGTACAGGTTGGCTATCCGAAGTAATTGTAGTTCCCTTTATGCTTCTTCAAATTATAAGTGCCTTAAAGAATGCTTCTATGGCAGGGCTTATAAAAACAGATGAGCTTAACAAAATTCTAGATAGGATTGATAATCATAAAGGATTAAGAAAATAAACCTTATTCCATCAGTGTTTGAATAAAGTGCACTGTCCAAGCAATCAAACCATTTATATTAAGAACAACCAAATTCCATTGCTTACGTGATGATGTTTGTATTACTACACATATAAAACCCATTATAAATAAACCAGGATGCAATGTCCATTGACCTGCTATCAAAAAGCCTGCACCCATATAACCTATACGGGATGCAACTTTCTGATATGATGTAAGCTTATTTGTATAAGCTAATAATTTAAGTAATCTTTTATTAACCTTCACAACTAGAACATTCTAATATATTACGTGCAAAATCCTGAGCACTGCTTTTACTAAACTGATAATACAAAGTCTTTACACCTTCTTCCCAGGCATACATATACAGTTTATTTATATCTTTAGCTGAGACAGATGGATCTATCATTAAATTTAATGACTGAGACTGGTCAATATACTTTTGTCTTTGAGCCGCTTGTAATACAATCTCTTTAGGAGATATCTCAACAAAAGATTTAAACACTTCTTTATTAGGAAAGTTTAAGTGTTGCACACTCCCATCTTTCTTAAGTATAGATTGCCAAGTCTTAGTATTATTTAACCCGTACTTTTCTAATTCATCTTCTAAAAAAGGATTCTTGTATACTGTCTTAGATTTAGCAAGGTCTTTAATAAAGTAGTTAGACTTAATGGGTTCTATACCCATAGACACAGCACCGTGTATAAAGCTACTTGATTTGGTTGGTGCTATAGCCATAAGAGTTGTGTTAGCATAACCTTCCCTAAGAGATGTGTAACCATATTCTTTATGTAGTTCTCTTGATGCAATTTCACTTCTATCTTTTATAGTACTAAATATCTGAGCATTCAAACCTTTAGCTTGAATTGAATCAAACTCAATAAGCTTAGACTGAAATAAAGAATGGTAACCTAATACACCAAGGCCAATTGCTCTGTGTTTTTCAGCAAAGTTAAATGCTCTTTTCATACCAGGCATTGTTTCTGCCTTAATAATAAACTCATCCATTACTGCATTAAGAAAATATACATATGTTTCTACAGCATCAGTTTCTTTAATCTCATCCCAGTGTAATAGGTTGATAGATCCTAAGCAACACACAAAGGAATTGTAACTATCCGTAGGTAATTGTATTTCAGAACATAGATTTGATGCAGTAATCTCAAGACCTAATTCTTTATAAGGAGAATTGTTATTAGAGCTATCCTTAAACATTATGTATGGAAAACCAATCTCACTTCTGTTTTGAATAATCTTAGCCCAAACTTTACGTTTGCTTTTGTCCCCTGCT